GATGCCCGCGCGGATCCTGGTCGGAATCTGTGCGACCAGCGCGGGGTCCTCGGGCAGACCGGCGGGGCGATCGGCGCACCGCAGCAGCTCGGCCGGGGGCGTGGCCTTCACCTTCACCGCGACGGGCACCGGCACCTCGACCTTAACGGGCGGGCGCGGCGCGCAGGCCGGCGACGCCGTTGACAGCAGCAAACCAGTCGCGATCGACCAGATTGGTCCGTTCCGCTTTCGCATCGGCGATCTCCATTCGTTGGGCGGCGGAGCGGGCGGCCTCAGCCGCGGCGCGAGCCGCCTGGTTGTCGGTGAGCTGGCGTGCGTCGTGATCGGCGAGCGCCTGGGCGAGGGTGGCGGCGGTCAGCTCGTCGGTCTTCGCCTTGAAGTCGGCGAGACCGGCGATGCGGAGATTGCAGGCGACGCCGCGGGCGACCTTGCCCGACGCCTCGAACGGCTGGCCCGCGCGGGCGCAGATCACCTCGACCCGGCGCAGTAGGTCGTCGCGATCAGCGCGGACGTGGGCGGCCTTGACGTACAGCGCCGCGCCGATGCCGCCGACGACGAGCAGCACGACGAATGCGAAGTCGCCCTTCAGCTTGGCGAGGATCGACCGGATGAACAGCACGGGCTTGGCTCCTGTCAGCCGGCAATGCCCGACGCGTAGGTCGCGCCGTGGCTGCCGAGGGTCATGGTGAGGACGGATCGCCGGGCGCGGTCGGCGCGATAGGATACATGTACCCAGCCGCTGTTCGGATCGCCGGGGCGATGCGCTTCCAGGATCACCTGATCGAACGTCAGGTTATCCCTGATCCAGCGGGCGACAACCGCGTTCGAGATGCCATCGATCTCGATATCCGCCGCCTCGCCCCGGCGATGCTGGCTGGTCGAGGACGAGCCGACCGCGCCGTTGACGCGGGCGTTACGGAAGCCGCTGTTGACGCGGACCGGGCGACCGAAATGGGAGCGGATCGGCTCAAGCACCTTGACGCAGAGCTGGCGCAGCGCTGCGATCTCGGCCGGACCGGGCTGATTGGCGTCGCCGAGGCGGCGGGCGGTATCGCTCGCAGTCAGCTCGGCGAGCGAGAAATGGGGAGACAGCTGGGTCATGGACGATCCTTTCGCGGCAGGACGCGGTCGACCAGCGCGCCGGCGCCGTCGACGACACGGTCGATCAGGGTGGAGGTGAGGCGGGGCGTGGCGCGGAACGCGATCATGCCAAGCGTGAAGCGCACCGCCTGAAGGACGAAGGGATCGAGCGCCCACAGCGCGCCGATCGCGCCGCCTAGGAAGTACGAGACGCAGACGCCGACGGCGAACTGCGTGAACCGGTCGGTCCAGCTCAACCCCTTTTCATAGGCGAGCGTTACCGCGGCGCCGAGCGCGGCCGGGGTGAGCCCGACCAGGAACGCCAGCACCGACGCGGCCAGCTGGTGGATGTCATCCTTCATCGGGGTCAGTCCCAGAGCTGCACGAGGGGGAGGGTGGCGATGACCGGCCGGGCGCGATCGGCGGGCAGCAGGACGACGGTGCCGGCGGGCAGGGCCGGACCGTGATCGGCGAGGCCGGGATTGGCGACCAGCACGTCGGGCAGGTCGGCGGGGCCGAGGCCGGCGTCGCGCCACGCCAGCTCGTCGAGGGTGTCGCCGGCGTGGGCGATAAGCTGGGTCGCCATCAGATCAGCTCGACGGTGGTGCGGGTGCGGCCGAGCATGTCGCGCACTGCCCAGCTACCGTCGCGGCGCAGCTCATCGACCGAGGCGTCGAGTTCATCGGCCTTGCGCTGGCCGGCGGTGGTAGTGTCGATGTCGCGGTAGCGCTCGACCAGGTCCGCCTTCGCATAGGCGTAGACCGCACGGCGATAGAGGTGGAGCAGCGCCGGTTCGCCGTCGAGCACCGGGTTCGGCACGTCAACAACGGTGGCGAGGTTGGCGGCGCCGGCGGTGCGCCGCGCCGCTGCCCAAGCGACCAGGTCGTTGCCGACGGTCATGATCGCGCCGATGATCGCGCCGCGCTGGCGGTCGACCGTCACGCTGTCGCGGATACGCACCTGGCCGCGGAAGTGGGCAAGCGCGATGTCGGGGAACCAGCCGTCGTTGGTCACGACGCTGGCATCGGGGGCCGCGGCCGGGGGCGTGACCGGGGCGCAGCAGTCCGACGACAGTGCCGAGGCGGGGATGATCAGCGGGGCGGTCATGCCAGCGTGTCCAGCCCGACGATCGTGCCGCTCGCGAAGATGACGACGCCAGCGACGGCGGCCAGCGCGGCGATGCAACGATAGCGACGGCGACCGGCGCCAAAGCCGGGTTCGCCGGCGGTGACGAACACGACCGCACCGATCATCGCCAGCAGCACGCCGGCGCCGAGGGCGGCGCTGGCGAACGTGGCGGTGAGTAGGGCGGTGAAGGTCATGATCGGTCCTGGTTGTCGGTTTACGGGGGTGAGGATCGGGTCAGGTGCGGCCCTGCGACCCGAAGGTCTCCCGCGCTGCGCGATCCGCCCCCGAGCGCCGGGGGCGAGCTAGGTGGTGGCGATATCGCCGGCATTCGGTTCGGGGGGCGGGGCAGGCTCGGTCGCCTTGGTCGCGGCGGCCTTCGCCTTTTCGAGGGTCTTGAGCTGCATCTTCACGCCGACGCGGTCGTGCAGCGTCTGGGCGCGGGTTAGCGCCCGGACGGCGCGATTGATGGTGGCGGGGATGGCGTCGCCGGTGGCGGCCTCGGCCGCACGCGCCAGTTCGGTGCCGATCGCCTTGAACAGCTTGGCGCGCGGCTCGTCGTGCATGTCGACATCGCTGGTCAGCTGCTCGACCGCCTCCAGCACGTCGAGCGGGAAGGTGGCACCGGTGGCCTGCGCCTTCAGCGCGGCGGTGGCGATCTCCTCCAGCACCAACGTCGCGGCGCTGCGCTCGTAGCGCTTGGGCATGGCGACATCGAAGCGCAGCACGAAGGCGGCGAGGGCCAGTGCGCGAATCCAGTCGCCGGTGTCGATATGCCAGACCATGATCGTCGGCAGCACGTCGTCGGCGCCGGTGGCGGGAAGGGTGCGACCATCGGCTGCGCGGCCGGCATCGAGCAGGCCGTCGCACCACGCCTGATATTCGGGCAGCATCTCGCGCTTGGCGGCGATCTTGCGCTTGATCGACTGGATCTGCTTCAGCCGCTGGAGATCGTGGCGCAGCCGCATCCGGATCGCGGCAGCGGCGCGGCCGGCAGGGGTGTTGTCGGTGGGGGTAACCTGATCCGCCGCGGCCGGGAGAATGGCCGCGGCGGGGTTGGTGTGCCCGCCCCCGGAGGCAGGAGCAGACGCCGCTTTCATGGCCAGGATGCGATCCTGGGTGCGTCGAGCAAGGCTCATGGCGTGTCCTGTGGGGGCGGGTACGGCGTGGGGCAGGGCGGGCGCGGTTACGCGCCCGGCGCCGGCGCCGGCGCGGCCGGCTTCTTGCCCATGACGATGTTCTCGATCAGCGCGGCCTTGCCCAGATCCTCGACCACGAAGTCCTGATTGACGGACTCGTAGTTCTCGATCTGGTCACGCTTCGCGTTGTCCTCGATCTTGCGGCGCTCGGTGCCGATCTGCTCGTAGATCGACAGGTTGGCGAGCGTGGTGATCAGCATCGCGTTCGGCGGGAACTTGGGCACGCGAACCGCGGTCAGGCCACCGATCTTCTTGTCCGACAGCAGCACGTCGCGCGCCAGCTGCTCGGTCGCCTTGTCGCCGGCGGCGTTGACGATCGCGAAATACTTGTCGTGGACGATCGCGCGGCCGACGATCACGACCAGGTCGGTATCCTCGCGGTAGTTCTCGTGCAGCAGCTCGATGCCGTCGAACACCAGGGCGTCGATGTTGACGAAGTCGACCTCTTCGCCAACCTCGCCGGCACCGACATAGATCGCGCCGGCTGCGGTCACGATGCCCTTGGCGTCGCGGGTTTCCTCCTTCAGCGCGCCGCCCGCCATGTGGCGCTCGGACGCCTGCTCGCGGATTTCCTGCAACCAGCCCTTGTTCACGTCCTGGAGCAGGGGATA